TACGTCTAAACATACATTGAACGGTATCTGTTTCCCATATACGAATAGCAGTCCACATAATCGTTAAGATTGCAGCTATTGCTGGTAGCAGTTCAGCCAAAGTCCCCACCACAGTGAGGATTGAGACAGCATCTCCAACTTGTTTGATATGTTCATCAGCTTGGAGAGCCATGTTTGTTGTCCTTAGGTATCATGTTAAGGATGTGGTTGTACTACCAACTGTGCTGCTTCATAGGCTGCAATCACTTCAGGTGTCCAAGCCGTATTACAGATCGCTACCACCTTCTCTGGTTGGTCTGTGAGGTCTTGCCCTGGTGTTAGGGATGAACGGTGATAGGTCTTTGTGAGTTCCTTACCATCCTCAATAATCCTAGTGGCTTCACGGTAAAGCACTGTGCCGTTCTCAACGACAGTGATCTGGTCTACTACGGTTTCTTTAGTAATCATTTAAGTTCCTTTCGTTGGTCTGATCACACTAGTCCGGTGTGATTAAGTTGATGTTTCGTATGTCACTGTAAAGTAAATTCTGGAGCCATCTCCAAAAATAGATGAGGTGCTACCTAAACTAGTACCAGCAGAAGTAGCTGAGTAAAATTGCACTGATGTGGAATTGGTTGCCACAGAAGCCTGTGGGGTAATTACATTAACTGCTAAACTGCTATAATAGGTAGTGCTTCCAGAACTTTCCAACCCCAAATTTGCGGATGTAAACGGAAGCCCTGAAATAGTAGTTGCCGATCCTGTTCCTTTAGTTGTAATTTGTATTTTCCCCCAAACCGTGACAACTTTTCCTACCTTTACGTACCTCCCGCCTCTGTCGCCACCATAAGTTGCATCCCCTCCAATACTCGGTGTCCAAGTCCCTTCCTCATAATCATCCAACGTATTAGCGTCTGAGGATGCAGATTGCGTGGCGGGGAAGGTGATGCCGTTGGATACTTGTATGACCCCTCCAGAAGCATTATTGGTGGTTGTACCAACTAGTAAGTTACCAGTGTTGGTGATACGCATCCGCTCGGTGCCATCAGTCTGAACAGTAACGGTTCCGTTTGATCCTGTATCGCTAACAGTGACATTGGAATCACCAGCAGAGATTGATGCTCCACCAGACGTTGAAAGCGTACCAGCAGACAAAGATAGACCACTACCAACAGTTACGTTACTGAAACCACCACTACCATTGTTAGCTAATAACTGTGCTGAAGTACCTGTTGTAGCAGCGGCATAATCAGTACCAGCGGTTGCTGTAGTGATTGCGGACGTACCAGCACCTTTCAACAAAGCACCAGAGCTAGTAGCACCAGTACCACCGTTAGCAACTGGAAGCGTACCTGTAACACCTGTCGTTAATGGTAATCCAGTCGCATTAGTCAACACTGCTGCTGATGGTGTACCTAAGTTAGGTGTAACCAGTGTAGGTGAGTTTAGATCTGCTTTTGATGTGATAGCAGTAGCTATGTTATCAAACTCTGTGTTGATCTCAGTGCCTTTTACAACCTTATTCGCATTACCACTTGGTAAGGAGTCTTTAGCAGCAAAGTTGGTGCTTTTGGTATAGTTAGACACAATCAATCCTCTTTAGTTGACTTTGTGACCTTAACTTTACTTTCTTGTTTTTTATCTTCTTCTTTTACTTCTTCATAGTCTGGATGCCTACGCATCTCAGCAATATCAAACTCATACTGCACATCAAGTAAGTTGTTAGACCAAATACATCTGAATATTGCCATAGTAACCTCTTATGATGAAAGAGCCTCCGAAGAGGCTCAATCGTTTATACCAACCTAGCTATTACTAGTCGGATGGTGGTAGATGCTAAATCAACAGCACCACCAGTATTGTTATTAGCAGCAATCGTCACAACATCAGCAGCAGATACATAAGCAGTAATACTTAGACCAGCAGCATCAACACCGAACGAACAAGCCAATACCATATCGCCTAAAGCAACACCAGGAACAGCAACCGTATCAACTTGAGTTTCTGCATCAGCAACTGAAGCAAGATTCAAAGTAGCGGTTACAGACCAAGTATCATTAAATACACCACGAAACTGGTCATTTCCACGACGAACAACAACAGCAGAAGCAGCCATGATTATCTCCTTAGTTAGAGGGGCTGGTTAGGCCCCTAATGATTATTAACCAGGGATGATCAGAGCAATACCAGCATCGTTACGCAGTTCTGCAACACCGTACAGCGTGTCAGCAGTGTACAGCGTAGCAAGGTACTCTTGCTTGTACTGAGCCTGTGAGCGAACAGCCATTTGCTCTGCAAGAACCATTGCATCCTTGTGGAACATCAAGCAAGCACGAGGAGCTGTACCAGAAGAGCTGTATGCGGTATCAGCGTTGCTGCTAACAAACACTTTAACACCGTACACATCACCGATCTGACCGTTACGGATGGTGTTGTTACCACCTTGCTCACCAACAAAGGCTTGTTCGGTGAAACGAGCAAGACCCATGAGGGTATTACGAGCAACAGGAGGAATAACCAAGTAACGACCATCTTGAGGTACGTTAGCATCATCAAGACGCTGAATCGTACGACGAATAGCAGCATCAGTTAGTGCAGTTGCGTTACCAGCACCAGCACCACCTGAGAATGCAGTTGTACCATCACCACCAATGTAAGCAGTGGTAGTACCAGTAACACTGTAGTCGCCAGTAGCACCAGCGGCATGAGAGCCGTTGAAGAGACGACCGATCTGGATTAGATCAGAGTCAACCTGCGTAGCCAATGCATAACCAGCATCTTCAGTGTAGAAACGACGAAGCGAAGCAAGTGCTTGAACTTCGACGATGTCCTCAATCAAACGTGAGTATTCGTAGTGCTTGTTAATGGTAACCTGCACTTCAGACTCAACGTTCGCCTGAATCGTAACAGCAGTGTTAGCTGCTTTAGCGAATGCTGCACCACGAGTGGGGCTAGGAATATGAAGCGTATCACCTTTCTTACCACGCATCGTCATCTTGTTGACGAGGTTCGCCATAACAAGTGATTTCTTGTAAGAAGCGATGATTTCATCTGCTTAGGACTTTTCAATCCTTTCGACTATAGCTTCCCAAGAGAGTTAAAAGTTTCTCTTGAGCCGTTTCACTTAGTCTGTGCGGGTCACGCTTCATTAGCTTAAACTCTTCTCGTACAGCACCCAACACATCTTGTTGAAGCCTTGTACCTTTTAAGTTTGTCTCCATCCAGAGACATAACCGAGCTTGTTCTCTCTTCAAGATAAGGTGATTGACTATATTACGAAGAACTGGACATGCTTTTTTGTAGCCTGACAAAATCCAAGTTGTTGAAGATTGCCAATTGTCGTTCTTACTTTCACGATGTTCCATATGTCCGCCAAAGTTTTGCTGATTCATCTCTAACAAAAACTTTGCTGAGTCTGACATTCCTACTCTGACTCTTGGCTGAACATAGAATTGTTCGTTTACTTTGGTTGTGGCTAGGTCTATACAACCTTCACCGTCAATCAACCCTGCTAAATACTTCCAACTTACTCGCTTCATAATACCTCCTGGTATTGATATGCGACTTTGGTTTATCGTGTTCCCTCTGATTGGGGTATTCTAACACCCTTCCCAGTTATTTAGAAACGGTTTTACTTTGGCCAGTTACGACAACCAAATCTCAGGTACAAATTTATCTGCGTTGGTCTTGTTTACGATGGAACCACTTCCACCAGGATAAGCTGCTGAAGCCATTTTAATGTCCTTTAAATTTTAGGTTATCGGACCCTACCATCGCTATAGGCTGACATGATGTCATCTTGTAATGCCATATAACGCTCAGGGTCAGTCATTTGAAGTCGAATAAGATCTGCTCGACGATAAATTTTCTTGCTCGTCTCACCAGTAGCGCCATCAACCGCTACAGTAGCTGCTTTGAGTGTTTGATTACGTTGTTCCTGAAGCTGCTGTGCTGCTTGCTGAACAGTGTCCTGTTTAGCTTTCTTCAATGCTTTGAAGTTAGACAACAACTCATTAGCGGAATCGAAATCAAACTGTTTGTCTGCTGCTACGTACAATCTTTGACGTACAGGTGACTCATTTACCCATGAAGCAAACTCAGGATCAGTAATGACTTGAGTATAATCAGGGTGTGATTGAGCTAGCCTGTTTGCTGTTTGCATCCTAGCCATCTGTGTTGCAGCCTGTTGAGCCTGAACAACTGCTGGATGGGATTCAACTGCTTTGTTAACTGCCTTAACAGGATCGGCAAAAAAGTCAGTATCATCTTCGATAGCTTTAGCAGGTTGATCCTGCGGTGTGATTTGCCTTTTGATGAGTTCATCAGCTAACTTACGAACTTCTCCAACTTCTTGTGCTTGACGACCAATTAGCTTTTCAGCCTCCTGGTGCATCCTTATGATGTCATCTAACGATTTACCCTTATACTTCTCAGGGATCGTAGGTTCTTCCTGAGTTGGTGCTGCTTCAGCCTTAGCCTCTACAGCTTGAAATTCATCGTTACCTACTTCATCATCTAGAGATTCTACAAATTCAGCCATCTGCTTCTCCTAGTCGGGTATAACCCAATTGTTAGGAATTAAAAAGGAATCTAAGTTATCCCTCATAATAGGACTTAGACTTTGCTACGTTTACTGCTTGTTCATGCATCGTTGCCCATCTATCAGAAGCTGTTGGAAAAGCACCAGTGATGCCTTCTAGTTTGCTTCTAGGAGATGCTAATTGTCTTTGTGCTAACAAGTCACAGTGTGGGCACTGTATTTCTTTAACATAGTGATCTGTGTACCTTTCAGTAACATGTCCGTTAGCACACTCAAAATCATTCAGTATCCTCATTGACTAAATCCTCATAGGCTTTTTCCCAAACTTCATGCATCGTTAGGAGCCAATCTAAAGCTTTTAGTTGACCTTTACGTTCTTGTAGTTCTTC